GTAGGGTTTAAAATCTAAAAATTCATCAAAACTATAGCCTCTCATTTGATGATGCCATGCTATATGTTCTGCCTGATTCATTTCTATCCAAACTCCATCATCTTTTGTGAGATTATATATTTTATACTTTTGCAAGTTTTTTAAAAAAGCAACTATATAAACTGTAGTATTAAGTCTATTTCCTATATCTACAATATTCGCTCTTTGTGAATCTCTCTCTTTGAATCTATGTAATATTTTATCAAAATATAAATCTTTAGGCAAATTTTCGCTATCTATTCTTGTTAATTCTAAAATTGAATCAAGAACTCTTTGAGATCCTAAATAATGAAAATTTATTAAATCTGCATCTTGTGCCCAAAGTTTTTCGTATAAATAAAGCATATCTTTATAATCTCTGGTTCTTTCTTCATTGCCTTCAATTTGACGGCATTTAGAACCATACGCGTTAATCTTTTTCGGCATTTCTAATGTCTTCATTTTTTACTTTTCCAACTTTCAAATGAAAATTCATTGCTACTCATATGTTCTATTTCTGGTTTATTTAAAACGCTTCTATTGTTAATGCATCTAAAAGTCAAATAAGTCTTAAAATCTTTTTTATTTTTATAGTAAATACTTTTAGTTTTATAGATATCTAAATCGTTTTCTTTCGCAAAAAAGTAAGCTTTTTCTTTAATTATGTCGTCAAATGGAATACCGTTATCTTCAATAAAGACATTTGGTTTTACAAAATTGAATTGAGGCACACAAATTGAATTTCTTAAAGAGTTATTAAATATGAAAGAATCATAAAAGGGTATTGATAATATTAAATTATCGCTCCAGTTTTTTTGTAAAATCTCATAATCTAATCTTGGTTCATAATAAAAACCGTCTTTTGATGCAATACTATACATTTTAGTTAAGGATTCGTAACCATCTTTATTTTTACAGAATATACAGATTTTTGAATTCTTTTGTCTAGACTCTTCTGTTTTTTCTTTGATAGATTCTGTTACAGATATTCTTAATCCATAATTTAATTTTATATTATTATTTTTAGTATTAAAATAAGCTTCAAGAAAAGACGACATATTATCTTCTAGAAGAAAGATTTCACTAAAATCGTTTTCTTTTGCTATTTGAATAATAGAATCTGGATAACTATCCGTTTTGGACTTATCTTCCAAAGTCAATATTGACCTTCCTAAAGAATAGTGTGACTTGAACAAAGGTATCATTTTAATGAAGTATACTTTAAATTTTTATAAAAATCAATCTAAAAATTCATCTTTAGCTTTATCTAGAAAATCATCATTTTTAATATTATTAAATTTGGGGCATCCCGAATATTCTCTTTTTTCTATCTTACAATTATCTATATTTTTGAATTTACCATCCAAACTTGTTTCTAGGACTGCTCCATTTTCATCTATTTTTACATAATAATCATATTTATCCCTATAAGGACATCTCCAATTACCCACTCCGCACATCCATTTACTTTTATTGTTATCAATTGCAAAATTACTTTGAGCAGAATTTTCATCAAATTTATTAATATAATCATTAATGTGCTCAAGATAATGCTCAAACCCCTTAATTTGTTCGTCTGAAAATTCAAGTTCTTGGATTGGTTGCTTTGGAAATCTTAAAAATAAAAATCTAACTATAGGTTTTAATTTAGGCCATAGTTTTTTACTAGCTAAACTATACATCATGGCTTGAATATTGGCTTCAAGGTCATCTCCCCTAAACTTAGCTTTAGAGCTTTTATAGTCAATTATAATCATTTTATTCTTTGATTTAATGGGTTTGTCTATAAAACCCTTAATATGGTATTTTGGTGAATCACTTTGGATTTCGAATGAATATTCTGGTGAAACTATTTCACCATCTTTTTCACCAAAAAAATCATGTTTTAATCCAACCATAATCATTTGATCTAAAATTTCAAAATTTGACTCATCTAGCCCAACTTTAGTTTTTGATTTTTTAACTAATCTAGTAACCGCTTCGCTGCCTTTTATTGAATTTTTCTTTATTATTTTATTATAATGATGCCTATGTTTTTCATTTAAAAGTAATTCAAAAATTGTATGACATATCGTTCCTCTTAATGCTCCATCGTTTTGACTTTGCGGCACTTTCGTATGGTAGTTATTCCAGTAAACCCAAGAGCATGTTTCAAGGGTCTTTATTCTAGATGCCGATAATATTTTCTTAGGAGTCATTTAAAATTTTCTTTTTCTCTTCGAAAAATTCTATATCTTCAGCTAGTATGTCGGTTATTTCTTTTTTTCTATAATCAAAATCATCCATTGGAGATTTTATGGGAAATTGAGGGTTTAGTGCAAAAAACATATTGTTTGATAAATTGGATATGCAATGAAGTGATTTAATCAAATTTTTTCTGGTATCCATTATTCCGTAAAAATTATGATTTTTATCTAAATCTTTAGCATGTATAAAAGTACTTGGGTAGGTGAATTTCATATTTTTATAAGATATAAGATCTTTTAATGTTGGGTTCGACAAAAAATAATCCACCCATTCTTCTTTTGAGTTAATGTTTTTCATGCAGCTAGAATTTATTAACATGTATATATAATACTTACCATAGAAATCTTTAAAAGCTTGAACCGTCTCTTCTTCGTTTTTATTTTTTAAAGAATGATATTTTAGAAAAAAGTTTTTTGTATATTTAAAATTAAATGCATCTGGATCTAATCCAGGAAACTCAAAGGTGTTCAAATCTAAATTATACTTTTTCATTTCTTCAATCAGCTCGTCATCAGATTTATTTAATAAATAAGCATAGGCATCTAATTCTTCTTGTGAATTGATTTGATATTTAACATAAGTGAATATATTAATAATTTGATTAACTGGATGATCAATGATTGTAAAAGAAAAATCTTTATCATCTTTTTTGAAGTATTTAGTTTCATAAAGACCATGGAGATAATCTATATCTTCATTTAAAGTTAAATTATTAAGTTGGTTTTCATTCTTTAATCTAACTAGAATCGGATTAACTGAATCTTCATTTAATTTTCTTGGTGGAGATTCTAATGGTTTGTATTGTATATAATTATTTGAAGATAAATAATTATGATCTTCTTCATTATTAAATGCGAATTGCGTAGAAAATTCATAACCTATTGTTTCTCGATTTGAGTTAACAAAACCTAAGACTGATGGGAACGCTCTATTGGGTTGGGCTTGATAAATGTTCATGAATTAATCCATTCTTGAATTTGTTCAGACGACATTTCTCCAAAATCTTTTTTAAATGGCAATTTTATGGTTAACTGTTTTTCATCAAAATATCTTTTAAGTCTAGATTTAATTTTTTCTGCTCCAATGTTTCCAGCTTTATTTTTATGAGAATCATCATTTAGGCTAATATAGATCTTCTGTACGTCTATTTTAAGGCAATAGTTTAATATGGATAAACTTAAATTTGTTCCAAAAGTTACTAATACATTCTTTACTCCATTCTGCCAAAGATTCAGCATGTCCCCTATACTTTCTACAAGGATAACTTCTTTTTTATTTTGTATATAATTATCATTTAAAAATAATGGATATAGAAAATCGTTCTTCTCCCCTAAATGCTTCCACTTAATGTTTGATTTATTTGTAATATCTCTTCCAGAAAATCCTATTAGATTATTCTTAATATCAAATATAGGGAAAACATATCTATTTTTCATCTTACCCATATTAGCTAATCCACCCTTAAACTCTAAGATAGTGTCTTGGTTTACGCCTCTATCTACCCAATATTTATGAACTCCTTCTAATTTAGCTAAAATTTCTATATCGAACTTTTTTGTTGATTTTATCAATGGTTTTCTAGTGGCAATTTCAACATTTGGTTTAAAGTTTTTATTCTTAAGCCATTCTTGTGCTTTTATTGGGTCTTCGAGCTTTAGAGTTAAATTGATTAAAGAATTAATATCTCCACTTATGTTTTGACTAAAATCAAACCATTTTCCAGTATCTTTATAAATCCTTAAAACTGTATCATTGTCGCTATCTCTATATAGTGGTTTTGCTCTAAATTCTTTGCCATAATCTTTTAATTGATAACCAAGATCAGTTAAAATTTGATAAATATTTACTTCCTCCATTCTAATGCCTCGCTTATACTTGGAAAGTTTTTATTAAAAATTTTCTTACATTTCTCCGCAATCATTCTATGTTCTTTTTGAGTATTTTGTTCTGTTCTTAATTCTATGTAATGAATCCAGCTTCTTAATGAACCTTTCATGTACATAGTTGTTTGAGTCGTAAGTGGTAAAATCATTCTGGCTACTTCTTTCGCTACTCCATTTTCTATCATTGTATCATAACAATGCTGTGATAGCGATAAGGTTTCTGCGATTAATCCTTCTATTTTTTCATATGCTGGATTATTCATTGGAAATAAATTTTCTCCAACTTGTCTATTTTTTGTGCCTTGAACTCTTAATTCAATATCTTCGTGTTCATTGGCTAAACTGTATCTTTGACTAAACTCTTGGAAAGAGAAAGATCTATGCCTTAAGATTTGCGCTGCAATAGCTCTGCTAGTTTTAATTTCTAAAGTCATATCCACCATTTCCAATGGAGACCAATGTTTGTTTTGAATTAAAAATTTTAATAATTTTGGGGCCGTTTCAGCATTCATCTGATTTGATGGATTACTAACTCTTGCACAATATGCAATTAAATCCTCGGGTTTTTCTATCCCATTTATTTTAGGGGCTGTTATTGATATTAAATCTACATTCATAATAACTCTCCGTCATTTGCGTTTGCATCATTTAATTCATACTGCTCTCTTTGGTGCGTAGCTACATCTACTAGCGATCCTCTTTCTTCAATGTTAAAATTTTCTACTTGATAATTTAAATAATTTTGTGCCCACACCTCTTTGCCAGTTTCATTTAATCTTCTGACTAGATCTTGATGACCAGCTGCATCTTTACCTTGAAATCTTGTTTTTGTGGGAATTAATTTATGAGTTCCGAATGCTTGACCGTCAAGGGTTACCTCATCAAGAGTCTTTCTTCTAAAGATAGCCACGAACGAAGCGAACCATTGAAGTCTATCTGAAAGAGATATAACTGAACTATCATCAACTACTTCGCTAGCTTTTCTATTAAAACTTTCTCCAGTACGATTTAACTGCATAGCGGTAATAATCGGGCAATGAATTTCTTCTGAAATTCTTTTTAACTTATCGATCTTGTCGCCAATAGCTTGATGCTCTGCCCAATTCTGTCCTACTTTTTCTCCAGTTAATTTGATATAATCATATGCAATCATCGCTTGATTTCCTCTTCCTACCTTTGAAAGATACCATCTGCGAATCATTGAACAAATTTGATCTATGTTTTTATTTCCGACATGGTAATGAAAGTATTCATAGTTTTTAACTTTGCTCCATGCCATTCTGACTTTTTTCGTCATTTCTTCGTTCTTCCTCCAGTTTCCAGTTTCTAAATACCATACTGGAACTCCACTTAATGACGCCACCATTCTTAATTGAATATCAACTGTTTGCATTTCTGTATCAAGAATTAGAGTTTTAGTTTTATTCTTAGGATTAATTGAAGTCTTAAAACAAATATCATTTAACCAAGTTGATTTCCCCTGACCTGGCCTACTTGCAATCGCATAGATATTGCCATTCTTTAACCCACCATACATTCTGTTAAATTCAGAATAAGGAGTAATGAGTCCTGTTTCATCTTTAGGGCTGTTTCCTATTTCTTCAATTAAGTCTTCTACTCCTTCAAAAATATTAATTGGTACATCATTTTCTGAATAAGAAGATATTTTTTTATTGTAAATACCGTCTATTTTTCCAATAATTTCATCTAAAGAATCTTCGCAATTTTTATTAACGTATTCTTTTAGTTTATCTGCTGTTTGAGATATTTCTCTACGAACTCTTAATTTGACTAGCTCCTTACATGCGTCTATTGTTGCATTTTCTGTTATTTGAGAAAAACTTAAATTGTCTATATAGTCAAAAATATTAACTTCATCTTTAAAAGATATTCCAAGATTTTTAATCTTTTCGGCTAAAAGAACTTTATCAACGCTTTCGCCTTTATGCTTTATATTTTTAATTACTGTATAAATTGTAGAATGTACGTCATTATAGAAATCATTTTCTGATAAAAAAATGTCTATATCTGCAAATAAGTCTTGGTGCTTCAATAAGCCGCTTAAAACATGTCTTTCTACTTGTAAAGAATAAATCATCCTTTATATATAATACCAAAACAAAATTTAAAAGTCAAGTTTTAATATTATTCTTCGTCGTCTTCTTCTTCGTTTTTTCTAGCTATTAAATCTGTTGTGGCCTCTAAATTTAATTGATCTATACTTTGACTCCAAGTATTAATATAATATAATAAAGCCATAGCATTTATTTGATTATCAAATTTTGTATATACTTGAGGGTCGCCTTTATTTGAGAAATTAAAAAGCACATATCCACCAAAACTACATTCGTCTATTTGTTTTAATAATGATTCTGGAAAATTAAATTTTTTCTTATTAGTCACTAAAAAGTTTTACACTAAATAATGAATATATTGAATTTTTCTTCTATATATTGTGGTGATAAAATTTTTAAATCATTTTCATATAACTCTAGGAATTTAAATCCATTTATCTCAAGCCATTTTTCTTTTTTTACATCTCTTTTTATGCTTTGTAAATATTTTAATCTAGAATTATCATGAAAAAATTTATTAAATGATTCATGTTGATTGCCTTGTATTTCAATTGCTATCCTTTTTGTTGCATTTAATATATCAACTTTAAGCATTGTTCCATAAACAGGAAATTCTTCATAAACAATATGATTTTTCCAATAAGGATAAAAAAATTGTTTAAATCTAAACTGGAGTTTGCTTCGACTTTTGCCTTCCCAGTTTATAAGATTTTTTCTTACATTTTTATTAACGAGTTTCCCGTTAATATTTAATAGTCTCATGACGCAAGAGTATTTATAAATTTAGTATAAAAATAGTCTACAATCTCTTTATTTTCTTCAAGATATAATCTAAGATTATCTATACCTTGATGCTGTTTTTTAAGTTCTAGATTTATTTTTTTAAGTTCTTCTACGATTTCATCCGTGAATGTTACCCATGCTCCTTTTGCGGTTGCAAACTCCCAAGATAATATTTGATCTATTACCTCATACTCTCTCCATACAGAAGAGCCATCTTTACGACCATATTTAATAGGATATTGAACCTTTGAATTGGTTGATTCATTTGTTGATTTTTTAATTATGATCTTAACATTATGTCCAATAATCTTATTCTTAATTGGATCATATTTGTCATTTGGTTTTTCAAGAATAAGGTCTTTGTTAAACTTTGGTTCAAACTCAAGAATCCAGTTGGCAAAATGCAATAATGCATTTCCTCCAGTTGCAGTCGTTTGGCGAATATCTTTATTGGCAGCATAAGGATCAAGTTTAATATCAGATCTAACTTGACTAATGAAAATTGCCATATGACCTCGCTTAGAAAGAGCTAGAGAAATCTTTTTCATTAACATTGATGATATTACTGCTCCTCCAGCAACCTTTGTTGCCTCTGTCATGCTTTTTTGAGAATCGCCTTTAGTCATCAATCCGTCAACTGAATCAAGAATAAATATATATCTTTTATCTTCATCATTAGATTGAATCAGATCTTTCATTAATTCTGAAACAGTTTCAAAAATATTACATTCAAATACAAAACAAGTTCCATCAATCCACTCTTTGGGGTCTGTTACAAACTTAATTCCAGAGCGTTCTTTAATTTCTTTGCTTAGTCTTCCTTCAGCTTTAAAGAGCAACGCTCTAGAACTTTGAACTGATTTAAGAAAATTCTTAGTTACTTCAAGTGCTTCGGAAGTTTTACCGCCTTCATTCATTCCAATAAATCTATGTAATCCTGGGCATAAACCACCGCTTGTGGCTATATCTAGGTTTAGACTACCAGTTGATACTTTATAGTAAACTTCATCTTCAAAGTTATAATGATCGTCCTTATTGTCTTTTAAGAATGATAATAATCTATCTGATGCGCTTGGACCAGATGATTCAACAATTTCTTCTTTAGGTTTTCTTCCCATATCTTATAAATTCTAGCAGAGTTTTAGGCTTTTGGCAAATCTTTTTATCATAATCAATTTTATTTTGTTCTAAAACTATTTCTTTTTTATTCAGATTTAAATTAAAGTTTTCATATTCCTTTAATAAGAAAGCTTTACCTTCTGCTTTTAAGAACCATGCTAAAGATGGTGGTGGGCTACCGAGTTCCTTTAAGTTGTCCCAAAAATCAAAAGAATTAAATTTTTTAATAAGTCTTTGGGCTATTTTGATTTCTCTTGGCCAACTAATATTTCCTTTTATATATTTTTTAACTATTAATTGGCAAAGCTTATGATTTGAAATTTTCAATATCACATTCTACCATCTTTTTTACTAGATTGTCAAATGAAATTTTTGGTTTCCATCCAAGCTCTTTTCTGGCTTTATCTGAGTTGCCTAACAATAATTCTACTTCTGCTGGTCTATAGAATTTAGGATTAACCTGTACTAGTATTTTATTTTCACTTGATACATACATTGCCTGTTCATTTTCACCTATCCATTTACCATTAATTCCAGCTACAGCAAAAGCCTTTTCCACAAACTCTTTGATAGTATGAGTTTCGTTAGAAGAAAATACATATTCTTGAGGTATTCCATTATAGTTATGATTATAGTGGTCTTGATTTAACATCATCCACACGCCTTCTATAAAATCTTCGGCATCGCTCCAATCTCTTTTCGCTTCCATATTACCAAGTTCAAGCGGTTTGAATTCTTCATTATTTTTTAAAGCATTAAAAATTCTTGCAATATTTTTAGTTATTTTTCTTGTTACAAATTCTTCGCCTCTGCGAATTCCTTCGTGATTAAATAACCACCCTTGAATTGCGTAAAGATTGTAAGAATCTCTATATACTTTAATCAGCTGTCTAGAAGCAGCTTTACTTGCTCCGTATGGGCTTCTTGGTCTTAATGGATGGTTTTCATCTTGTGGGCTATACAATACATTTCCAAATTCTTCGCTAGAGCCAGCCTGATATAATCTGCAGGATGGTTTATAAAGCCTAATAGCTTCTAGTATATCTAAAACGCTAGTTGAGTTTGTTGCCCAAGTTTGTTTTGCGAAATCCCAACTACTAGCCACAAAACTTTGAGCTGCGAAATTTATAAAATAATCTGGTTGAAGTTTTTCAACTGTTCTGGCTATAGCGTGAGAATCTGTAAGATCAAAGTTAATTAAATGAAATCTGTCAGATTGAATGTGTTTGATATTTTCATGATTGTATACGCTTAATCTTCTAACCCCTCCAAAGATTAATAAATCTGTATTCTTTAAAAGAAAGTCTACCATATGACTTCCATCTTGCCCAGTGACCCCAGTTATAACAACAGTTTTTCTTCCTTTTATAAGTTTACTTGCATCTTCGATATTTAAAATATTAGCAGTATCTATTTTCTTGCCATAATAAGTTTCTTGAAAGTTATTGCTCATATTAGAGTAGATTTTTTATTTGCTCTTCCCAGTTGTTATTTAGCTCCAAATCTACATGAAGTATCTTAGATCCAGACAAATGTTTAAGCCAAGAATCTTCTCCCCATATTTGCCTGTTATTAAAATACAACCCTCTGCCTATCATTATATTTTTCCCTCCGAAATAACTGGCTAGAATAGCGTTTCCACCAGCAGAAGATATATGTAAATCGCTTTGAGCATGCATCAAACATTGTGCCAAGTTGAAATTTATTTTCAAATGATGCATTAAATCTTGGATAAAGATAAATTCAGAACAATTTTTTTGTACAACTTCAAAATCATTACTCTTTTCCATTACGCTTCCATCATTACAAAATCCATTTTCATTTCCTAGCGCTCTAATATAACCTATGGCGTATTTGTTATCAAGAATTTTTAATAATCTTTCTAATTCATCGCTATAAAAACAGTTAATTGGCCGTCCTGACCATTCATCTGTTAGCTTATTGTTTATAATTAATAATGGTTTAGTAAAATTAAATTTAATTTTATCTTTATAGAAATTTTTTAATGGTGGAGGAGTCCAATATGGACTTATAGATTTATACTCTTTTTCATAAATAGCATTTCCTAAGTAAGGAGGTGATCCACCCAAAGTACCCACTTGACATCCAGAAGAGATTAGGTATTTATCATTTGGTAAAAAAAACAGATATGGTTCAGAACCCTCGAATGAAACTACATGTTCCAAATGGTTCTTTATGAATAGTCCATAAATTACTGGTAAAGCTTCTGCTACGAACCAAGAAAATTCTGAATGTCCAATCCAATGATATTTGTCTTGATTGACAGATAAATATCTAAGTATATGGCCTGTGGCTGGTTGAAATATTTCTTTGCCACTTAAATAAGTAAAATCTGAATCATCTGTTCCTTTTGCAGCTACAAAACCAGCAACACTCGCTAATTTTTTAGCTTCATCTGAAGGAATAAATTTGACCTTATCTTTCAATTCCGCCAAAGAATGAATCATTTTAATATTGATTAACTACTGAAACGATTTTATCTCTATCTTCTTTGGTTAACCACCATCCAACTGGTATATTCATTAATCTTGACTCAAAATAATCCATTCCTGATAATTCAGTTTTAAAATCTTTAAATACGCTATATTGATCATTTCTAACGTGAACATAATCTGATCCTATACCATTTTCAGATAAATATTTTTGAAAATGAGTTCTGTCTTCTACTAGAAGAGAGTACATCCAATATGCTGATTGAGAATATTCATTTTGAGGGATTTTTTGTATTTTTGGATTATTTATATTTTGATTATAATAAATACCATTTTCTATATGCTTATTGATTAAATCGTCAATATATTTTAATTGCTCTAATCCAATCGCGGCATTTAAGTTATTCATATGATATTTAAATCCGCTTTCTGGAATGTCTTGAGTCCACCTTTGCATGCCTTTGATTCCTCTATCTAATCCGAACCATCTTAATTTTCTAATTCTAACTGCATCATCTTTCGATTTGCATGCAATTGCTCCACCATCTGCTGTTGTTAAATGCTTAATGGCTTGAAAAGAAAAGCAAACAAAATCGCTATGATTGCCTATTCTCTTACCTTTGTATTCTGCTCTTAAAGCGTGCGCTGCATCTTCTACTACCTTTATTGAATGTCTTTTTGCAATTTCATGTATCTCATCTAATTCTACTGGTAGTCCAGCCCAATGTACGACCACAATAGCTTTTGTTTTTGGGGTGATTTTTCTTTCAATATCTTTGACATCAATATTTCCATTTTCTTTGTTAACATCTGCAAAAACTAGCTTTGCTCCTAAATTAAAAAATGGTTCATTTGTAGCCATACAAGTCATAGCGGTTGTAATGACTTCGTCTCCAGGCTTTATCCCTATAACATGCGCAGCCAAAGCTAAGGCTGATGTACAACTATTAACAAGGCACATATTTTCATTCCCAATGAATTTACCAAATTCCAATTCAAATCTGTCCGAATACTCTCCTTCTGTTAAGAATCCTGAGTCAAAAACTTGTTCCAGTACTTGACCAATGTTTTTAGGTTTATGTAGTTTAAATAAAGGTATCATTTTCTTATATTACAAAAATATTGTTTATTAAATTTTTTATTTTCATACTCAATATTATGGTCTATTTCAAATTGAAAATCTAATAATTTTAATTTTAAATTATTGTCCTTACAATAATTTTCTAAATATTCAATTGGAAGTTCAACAACGTGATAATATGATGCGGTTGGATCTTTAGAGTATAAATTATAACTATCTCCTTTAAATATAGAAAAACCAAATTCTCCACCATTATCAAATAATGGTTTGCATTTATTTAGTAATTGAACTATATCTTCCCAAGCTAAATGAGTTAATACGCTTCCAGCAATCATACAGTCAACTTTATCTATAATATATTCTAAATTAGAAATATGCCCAATATACTTTTGTTGACTATCAAAATCTTTATTTTCAGCACTATGCATTATGTCTAAACCGTAATATTTAGATTGTAGATATCTATTCAAAAGAGTTATCGCTAAAGTTCCAGGATTTCCACATCCATAATCAATTAATTTAACATCATTTTTTAATTTATCTTTTACTGAATATAACAGCATGCTTTCCCATATATGTCTATTTTTTGGTTCAATAGGAGGCACGCTATTTCTGGTGGTATGCTCTACAGAGCTATCAATAAACTCTTGGACCGAAAGATTCATTTATTAAAACGATTTTATGTAATCAAACATTTTATGAATTCCATCTTCAAGTTTGATTTTTGGTTTAAATTTTGTAATTTTAATTGTTTTAGATATATCTGGACATCTTCTAAGAGGTTCGTCCGAGGGGTAAGCGTTTGGATATGGAATTAATTTGCCTTTATTCTTACTACCTAAAGCTTTGTAAAATAAATTAGCCAATTTTATCATTGATATTTCTGGATTAGGATTTCCTATATTATAGCATTCTCCATTTTTACCATTCAGTAATATCTTCAAAAACATAACCATTGAGTCTGCAATATAGCAAAATGTTCTTGTTTGTTTTCCATCTCCATAAATTTTAATAGGTTCATTTTTTATAAAACTTTTAACAAAATTAGGAAGAACTCTTTTATCGTTTACATCCATAAATGGTCCATATATATTAAATGGCCTTACTGTTTTAATTGGAGTTTTAAACTTATTAAAATAAACATAACCTAATGTTTCTAGGACTTGTTTTCCTATATCATAACAGCTTCTATTACTTGTAGTTGGGATAGATCCTATATAAGTTTCTTTTGTTGGAATTGCGTCTTTCCTTGGAGTTCCATAAACTTCGCTAGAAGAGAATAGCATGATGCTTTCTATCTTATATTTAAAAGATAAATCTAATATGTTTTTCGTTCCTAAGTAAGACACATCCAGAGTTTCTACTGGAAATTTTTGATATTTTTCTGGACTTGCTATTCCTGCGCAATTTAATATATAATCTATATTTTTAATATTATTTTCACTTAGCTCTTGATCGAATGGTTTGGTAATGTCTATTTTTATAGATTTATGAGTAATATTATTATCATTTACTATGTGCGATTCTAAGCATATTACCTTTAGAGTATTATTTAAATATTTTTCATTCAAATAATCAAATATCTGCACGAACCATCTACCTAGAAAACCACCGCTTCCAGTAATTAAAATTGTTTTATTCTTAAATTTAGATATATCTTTTTTACCTAAATTCTCTACAATATATTTTAAATCAGATTCTAAATTCATAAAATTGATCTTTTCATTTTAATACTTATTCCTCTTTCCAGATTATATCTATTTATTTCAAAAAAGCCAAGCTTTTTATATAAGTTGTAAGCTCTTTCATTGGATTCGAATACTTCAAGATATAAATCTCTTGCCCCATATTCTTCTTTAAGAATCTCAAAAAACATTTGATATCCCTCTTTAGCGTGCCCCTTGCCTCTGTGTTTAATATTTATATCAGCCCCAATATATAGTTCATTATGTTCATTTATGCTTGTTCTAAAATATCCAATTTTTTCATTATTTAATTCAAATATATAAAAGTTCGGATTCTTTGATTTAAACCAATCTAAGCTTTGATCATAAGTATAATAGGAATTATCATGAAGAAATTCTCTACATTCATTTCTGGTTTGATTAAAGAATGCTACATCACATTCTTGCATTTTCCTTAGTCTAAACATTAGTTAAAATCCTTGCTTCATGCTTGACATGAAATTTTTTTGAATAATTAAAAACTTCTTCTCTGTCTAGATTGCCAACTTTTTCTATAGCGTTTAATAGTTCATCTCCAGAGTTTATTCTTAACCCTCCTGTGCCAACAATTTCTGGATTAGCTCCATTAAAATTTGTTATTACTGGAGTACCTTTAGTCATAGCTTCTACGCTTGTTCGTCCATACGCTTCATTCATGCTTGATAATTGAACTAGACATTTTGCGTTTTTAAAAACTTTCGTATGTTGATCTCCTCTTTTTAGCATGCCTCCATAATATATATTTTTATTATCTTTAACAGAACTTAAAACTAGTTCTTCTATTGGAGGATTTCCACATCCATAAATAACGAAATTTTTTTCTTTAAAATAATTAGCTAACTCAATAAATATATTAAGCCCCTTAGCCTCCCATCCCCAACCAAAACTTCCTACCCATAAATAATAATCTTCTGGTTTTAAATTGAAATCGTATTCTTGGTCAGAAAATCCTGTATAACACCAAAACGAACATTTTTTGTCATCTTCTGATCTTACCCAAGTATTGTATTGGTTTTGCGAAATGAATCTATAGTTTAGATTAGGCTTATAGATTAGCTCTTTGTTCTTGTCTCCACTATCATGTCTAGTTGTTATTAACTTACAATTTTTTAGATTTTGATCATTAAGAAGTTCTTCTTGCTGTGTTAAAACTAAATCTGGTTTCTCCGAAGACACCACTTCGTTTACTGCTTGCTCATAAGTTTTATTATTTTTGATGTCGTCTTCTTTTGGAAAAAAATCTGCCTCAATTATTTTGAATGGGTAATTGATGTCGTTTTTATATTTTCTTTTAGGGCAAATTACAAAAAAATCTTTACCCGCTTGATGTAGTCCAACAGCTAAGTTTTCAACGCAGGATTGAGTTCCTCCATTCCCATAATGTGGGAAAATATTTTTTGTGTCATTAGAAATTAAAGCTATTTTCATTATAAACCAAAAGTTTGTAAGATTGAAGTTTTATTATTAAGCTCTTCTTCTGAGCAAGGCTCTGCTTCTTGCATGCGAACTGCTCCAACGTTTGAAGTATGTTGAGCTGTTTGTCTGAATTGCCATTGATCTGTATTGTAATCGTGAGATGTTACCATAGCCATATTTTCATCTATAAATCTATATGGTTTATGCTTCACTTGTCCATGACCAATAAAAATTGGAGTATCCATTGTAGATGTATAACTATTTAAATTTTGTGGAATTTTTGCAGCAAAAAATGGTCCAGATGGAGAATAATATCTCTTTATTTCAAAAGTATTAACATTTATAAAATAACCTTTGCTCATCATTACATATTCTATATCTGGATTATTAATGAATGTTTCTTTAAACTTAATAATTGCATCATTTCTATACATATCATCTGAATCCATTCTAGCTATAATATTATTTGTTGTATCAAGTTTATTCTCAATTAGGGTATTTTTTAATAAAACCAATTTTTCATCATTTAAGGCGTTGAATAGGCTAGATGTATAGTCGTAGTTAATCTCGTCAATTTCTAGGATGTACTTGTAATTTTTATCTAGCTGATTACAAACGCTTTTATATGTAAAATTCTTCCATATATTAAACCTATTATCTATCCATGCTTTTTCGATAACATGAGGATACATGGAATTTCTGCCTCTTACATTAAAGCAAGACCAAAAATAAAAATTAAAGTCGTTCATATAATACTATTATAATAGTTAGTTTCTTTAATTTTATCTATATTTAAATCTGGAAATACGTATCCCTCTACCTTTAAAAATTGCTCTATTTGGTTTTTGCCTAGTTCTTCTATTTCTTTATAATCTCTATTTTCTTTTGCCCAATCCGTGCTATATTCTTTGCCATTAGTTATGGCTGTTTTAATTTTTCTATATTCAAGCCTTTTTTTGCCTAATTCATATTCGAATGAAGAATTATTGATTTTGGCTGCTTTCTTATATTTTGGGAATGAGAAATGGGATATATAGTATTCTTCATATATTGAATTTAAAGGAACAATTTGATTGCCAGACTTGGAACAGAATAATGAATTTATTTTATTGAAATCTAGGTCTAATACTTCATGTAGTGAATTTTTATATTTAAAATCTATGTTATTGTTTATCAAGCAGATGTTCGGTTTAAATGGTTCATAGTATATAAAGCCATTAATTAAACAAGTTTTTTTAGGTGGTAGTTTAAAGCATGGTTTATCGAAGTCCCAAAATTCCACATACGGAAACATAATAAGATCATATTTTGTTAGATTTTTTAAATCATTTTTTAATTTACTTATTAAATTGACCGATGGAAATTCATCAATATCTAGCATCCACAAAAAGTTGGAGTTATTCTTTTTTGATTTTTCTATTAGAAAATTTCTAGCTTCAGAAAAATTGCTATTCCATGGCATTTGAAAGAGTTCAATATTGCTATATTTTTTAATCTCTTCTATCGTTCCGTCTGTAGACCCAGTATCTCCAATAATAATATTTGATACAATTTCCGAGTCTTGAAGGACTCTTATCCATTCAGATATTAACGCTATTTCATTCTTGCAAATCGCTGCTACTGTAATCATAAATCTTTTATAAATGTAGTTTCTACTTCAAAAAATTTAAATAGATCATTTAATGTAATCTGAAGTCTTGCGAAATTAAAATCCGTCCATTTGTTTTGATTCGTTTCTCCATCTACATGAGAATGAAGAATGAGTATTCCATTAGTTAATGTGTTAAAATCTATTTGGTGTTGAATATCGTAGGTGTTGGTTGAGTCTATAACTTTAGCTTTTTGAGAAATGTTTCTATATATTTCCATATGCAACGGATGTGCGTATAGATAATCAAAATTTTCTGATATAGCTTTAAGAGATTCTGGATTAAATTCCCAACCTGGCATTTTCCATCCATGAATAGGCTTTTTAAAAAATTTCAAAGACTCTTTTATGTCTTTGCATCTCATGATCGTATCCTCGTAGTTCATTCTGGCAAATTCCTTATAATTTTCGTTTTGATTTGGAGTTTGGAAGTCGTGCAAAAATCCATGGGCTGCAACTTCAATAAATTCTAATTCATCAATAAATTTGCACCAATCTGGAAAAAATTTTAAATCACTAGTTCCAGATAAATTTGCTGGAATAAATAATGTAGTCTTAACTCCGTGTTCTTTATATATTTTATATACTTTAGATAAGAAAGGATCGTCTAGAGATGCGTTTACATTTTTAGGACTAATATCATCAACTGATATTGCGAGCTTCAACTTCTTCATTCTACTATCCCATCCCCAAAGAAATTATGTTCCAGCTCTTTTTTGACTTCTTGTTTATCTTTTTCTGACCAATCAAAATCAAAAACCTCTTTGCCGTATATTGGATAATTTTCCCAATTAAAAGTCTTAAATGCAAATGTATTGCTGTTGTCTCCAATTTCTCCTATATATTTTAAATTATTCGTATATGTGGAAACTTTGTATTGATTGACTAGTAGCATGGATGAATCTGTGGCTTTGTCTTGACTAGTTATATTCATACCTTGACCCAAACCTTTTTTTCTCCAAAAATCTATTATTGGTTGGTGGGGTCTATTTTTATAAATAGATGGAAGCAATTTATAATACTCATACAATGTAGGTTTTATTTTTTCGTATTTGTTAGCCCACATACCCATAGCGTATGTATGAGAGCATGCAATTAGTTTTGATTTATTTTTTTCTTGATTGTCCAATGTGTTTAGGTTATTTTGCCTTGTAGCTGCTCCAGCGAAACAATTTATCATCCCAACGTTTTGGTCGTCTTCTAATTTATACATTAGCCTATCAAGCATAGATAAATAATACGGCTCTAAAACTAAATCGTCTTCTATGAATATTGCTCTTGAGTGCTTTTCAAATATTACTTCTCTGGCCTTTTTTGTATTAAAAGCTATACCTATGTTATTCTGTTCTTCAAATATCTCACCATTAGGAAAGAAATTATTGAATGACCATTTTACGGTATTTATATTGAATAAATCTTGTTGCGTTTTTGGTCCATCAACAAATAAATAAACTGGCCTGTCGTCTACTTGAGATAATATACTATTACATGTTTCATAAAAGTAATTAGGCCGATTAAAAGCTATTAGAACTATAGGGGTCTTTTTCATTTAAATAGATTAATTATTTCTGTAAAATTTGATAAATTTAAATCATTTATTTCTATATTTTTTTGTTTTTTAATATTAAAATAAAGGTCTTCATTTAAAGATGAAAAATCTAAAGATTCCCAATTATCTATAAGATATACTGGAAACTTCTCAGCAATTTTACTTGATATATAATTTTTTGTCAATACTGGAATTGCTCCACAATATAACGCTATCCATGTTCTGTGACAATCTATTCCTGCCCCTGTTGGAGATAAACAAAAATAGGAATTTTCTAAATCTTTGATGAATTCTTCTCTTTTAAATAAATTAAATGTATTATTATAGATATTTTTAAATTTTAATATATTAGCTAAAAGCTTTCTTTCATTAAAAACATTGTAAGGTATACTTTCTTGAAAGTTTATCAAAAAATTAATGTTTCTTTGTTTATTTAAATATTTACCTTTTTTGAGTATTGGATGTAAGCCTATTCTTGGACATTCAGTTCCTATTGGTATATAGGATATTTTTTCATGTTTTATAAAACAATTTTGAGCATACCAATGTACTATATTCTTACTATTAAAAATATCGTTTATTGTTACTCCTTGTCTATTTATAAAAGTGTCGCATATTAGAGAGTCACTTTTATGAGTTATCAAATTACATCTAATATTATTTTTTTCAATAAAATGCAAAAATTCTGCTAGAAAATGAGGATTAACAAAAATATAGTCATTGTCATTATTATTCTTATAAACTACAAATTTATTATGCTCAAATAATTCTTTTGGTTGGTCTTTGGGTACATATACTCCACCTTCAAATTTTAAATATCCTTCATCAAAAACTAAAGATGAATTTTCTGCAAAGTATTCTCCGCAAATATAATTCATACTTCGTCCCAAAGTTTCAAATTATGCTTTTTAAGCTTAGTTGATCTTTTATCAAACTGTTCTAACGTCATTGCGGTTTCATGCTTTTTACCAGAAACCGTTTCCCAATGTTTATTCCAAAAATTTTTATTCCTAATAATTCTTTTTTCAAAATCTAAAAAACCAATATGAAAAACAAAAATAGCTTCCTCTTCAAGCCATTTAAAATAATCTTCATCATTTTCAAAATTTGCATATATTTTTGGAGTATTCACTAGATTTCCAAGTTGATCCAGTAATTCGCATGTATCACTTTTTTCTCTGTCAATTTTACCATTTTCTAATCTAGCAAAATTAACTGCTCCTCTGTATAATTTTTCTTTATGTAAATACCATTTAAAGTTTTTATTTTTATTAGGATCTGCTTGTATGTACTCTAGGCTTTTCCATATATCTATACTTGGAATTAGAAAACCATATATCATTGGATGTTCATACATCATTTTTGCTGCTCGAATCCATCTATCCTTATGTCTTTTTGGTATTCTTTCGTCTAGGTCTAATCCTATTTTATATATATTAGAAGTTTTTTGAAGGGCTGCATTTTTAATTTTACCATCAAGCAAGGGGTCTGAATAGTCAAAATCTACAGAAATTATTTTTAAATTGCTAAATTTCTTCTCTAGATCTTTAAATGCTTCAAAAGAATTATCTTCAGATTTGTTTACTGCTATTACGACTTCTTCTGCAAAATTACAAAAATTTTCAACTGCTGATTCATAATCAAAAGAGTTTTTTATTACATTAAAAGCTGAACTATAAATGCTAAACATTTTAAACTTCCAATTTCCAGATTTTTTTATCTTTTTGAATAGTTTCAAAATCATGCTTCAAGATATGCCATCTATAAAAAGTTTTTAAAATTTCTTCTTGATCAAACATATGGACAAATTCTGCGTCTTTCTTCCATTCGTCTTTAGATAAATATGTTTTAAGTGATTCTATTGTAAAGTCTAAGTTTAATTTCAAATTGCAATATAAGCGAAATTTTTGCCTATTTGTTTCAGCTTTAATAAAGCCTTCTCTGTCATTTTCTCTACCCATTAATAAATGATTTGATCTTGGATATACATAGTAGTATTTTACAAAATGATCTATGCAATTCCATATTGGTCTATTTCCTTCTCCATCTCTTAATCTCCAAGTATGCTCTTTATCTTTTTCGCTAAAAATATTCACAAGATCTATTTTGTTGTCTCTGCAGTTCATTAACCCCCAATGTGGTGATCCAGCAAAATACATATCGTCATAATATTCAAAAGCAAAACCTTTGCCATAATTAAATACAGAAGAAATTCTATTGTTTTTAAAATTTTGAACCATCGCTCTTAAATCTTTAATCCAATTTTCATTGAACCTTTCTCTACTGTCTCTAATAAGGAACCAATCACCAATCTTCATTGGTCCTTGTCTTAAAAATTCATTCATTTGGAAGTCGTGATCGTTAGTCCAGCTTCTATGTATGATTTTTCCATCTTTTTTTCTTGATTCTAGTAACTCTTTTGTGCCATCTGTTGATCCTCCATCAACAAAAATTAACCCATCAAAATACTCATAAATTGAGGTTAATTCTTTAATGTTATCTAAATCATTATGTGTTATTCCGCAAAGATAAATTTTACTCATTATTAAAATCCTTTATATCGTATGGTCTTTCCCAGCATTTAAAAGTGTCTTTGGCATGATTCGTTGGTACTGTGCCATTTTCCCATTGATTATTTAATATTTTAACCCATTCTTCATCAGTTAAATTAAAATTAGGCCATCCATCATATCTGTCTTTTAACGGTTTAATTATCCATAATTGTTTTGTGTCTGTAAAGTGCATAGTTTCTCCTCCGCATGGAAATTGTCTATAGGATATTTTTCCATTATTTCCAAAAAGTGGAGGATCAATTGTTATAAACTCCAAATTATTTTGAGCAATATAATCTTGTAAAGCTCTTTCTGTCCATTTTTGATTAGCATATGGCCCAGGACCACCAATTGCGTTTGGTATTTTATTATATGTATTTTTATTTATGAAATGGGCTCTTTCTGAATATTTGCCATTTCCTTGATTTCCAGCAAGATCAATATATAAAGTCTTATTATTTATTTTAGATATATATAAATCAATTTCATTTTGTTTCAAATCGCGTATCATAAATTGATCACATTGTACATAAAATACAAATTCACAATCTATGTCAAAATCATTAAATAACTCTCTTGTTCCTAAACCGCATCCATTATTGAATTTTCTTAGTATTAATTTATCTATTAGATTATTTCTATAATAATCATATACATAATCTTGTTGCCCACCATTAGATAAATATATTATATTATGATTAAACTTGGCGAATTTTCTTATGCTTTGCAAGCATAGCTCGCTCTCTTTTGGTCTATTGTAATCTAAAACAAGAAAATTGAATTTCACTAAATATAATAGTATCTTCTAAAGATAAAGTCTATTATATTAACTTAAATTTTTGTGTTCATCCAAGCTTTAATTAACTTCTTAAGAAACGGTTTGTCTTTAATAAATTTTGCTATTTTTTCTCCATGAGAAATATAGAATTTCTTAAACCATGTTGGGGCAGAAAAATCTAAATAATCCCTAAACAAGAGCCAAGAAGGGTTGTCGTAACCATAAACTTCTCTTGCTACCCAGCATCTTGCTGGTGGCTGACCAGTTCCAGTCTCTGGAGCTGGTGTCGGTGCTGGTTGAGGAACAGGAGCAGGAACTGGTACTTTTGGTGTTGGAGCAGGTTCTGCTGGGATTCCATTTCCATTGTTTACTGGAGCAGGACTTGGTGTTTCTTCTTCTTGCCCTTTTGGAGTATCTTTTGGGCTAGTATCGTCATTATTTTTACCGCCAGCAGCTCCTGCAACTAAAGCAATAGTTCCTAAAGCAAAAATGCCAAGAGCAACGTAACTGGCAATTTCTTCTAGACTTGGACCATCCTCTTCTTGTTCTTCTTCCCATCTCTCTTCTGCTGCGGCTCGCCTCTCTAATTCTTCTAGTTCCCAGCTTTGCATAACTGGTATTGCTGGACGAACCTCCTCTTCTCTGTCTGGATTTGGTCCATCTTTCCAATTGCCATCTTCATCCCAATATCCTTGAAATCCTCCTATAGCCATATTATGGTATCTCTTTCACAGAGATATTTACACTTCGATTTTCGTGTCCATCCAAAATCTGATCAGATTCTTAAGAAACGGTTTATCTTTGATAAAATCTGCGATTTTTTCTCCGTGAGAAATGTAGAATTTCTTAAACCATGTTGGAGCAGAAAAATCTAAATAATCTCTGAACAGCAACCACGAAGGATTATCGTATCCGTAAACTTCTCTTGCTACCCAGCATTTTTTGGGAGGCGATCCAGTTTCAGGACCTGTTGCTGGTTTAGGTCCTGGTTGAGGAACAGGACCAGGGACTGGTGTAGTTTTTGTTGGAGCAGGTTCTGCTGGGGTTCCTTTTCCTTTATCTGCTGGCGCAGGACTTTCGTTATCTGTTGGAGTATCTGTAGGACTGGTATTATTATTATTGTTGTTGTTATTGTTGCCACGAGCGTTTCCTACAGCCATAAAACCCGCAGCAGCACCTGCAGCTAAAAGTGGCCCGAAAGAGTCTATAAAATCATTTATACCATTTACAATTTCTTCTATGCTTGGACCATCATTGTTATTATTTTGATTTGTGTCGTCTGGTACTTCTTGAGTTGGAAATGCTGGTTCAGGGCGTGGATCTACTTTGCCTGGTTTAGTAATATCTGGAAGCTCTCCATCAGGACCCCATTCATTTGCATCTGCCATATAATAATGTCACTTTCATATAAAAAATTACACTATTTTAAATTGATTTTAAATTTTTGTATCCATCCAAAATTTAATTAATTTTTTAAGCAATGGTTTATTTTTTATAAACTCCGCAATTCTTTCTCCATAAGATATATAAAAATTTCTAAAATACTTTGGAGCAGAGTAATCTAAGTAGTCTCTAAAAAGTAACCACGAAGGATTGCCATATCCATAAACTTCTCTTGCTACCCAACATCTTCCTGGAGGAGCACCAGTTCCAGGATCTGGTGATGGTGTAGGTGTTGGTTGAGGGGCAGGATTAGGAGCTGGTGGTTGTGGTGTTGGAGGAGGTTCTGGTGGTTGTGGAGTTGGTCCAGGGGGTTGTGGCGCAGGACTTGGATCTTGTGTTGGAGGAGAACTGGGGGCTGTAGGCGAAGGTGTACCTTGGTTAGCAGCAGCAGCAGCAGCAGCAGCAGCAGCAAGTGCTAAAGCTGCAAGGGCTGCGGCAGCAATAATATATGCATCATCACTATCGCTATCATTCGCGTCATCTTTTGCGTCTTCATCTTTTTCGTCTTTGTCGTTTTGTCTTGGATCTGTATTTGTTGGAAATGCTGGTTCAGGGCGTGGATCTACTTTGCCTGGTTTATCAATATCTGGAAGCTCGCCATCAGGACCCCATTCATTTGGCATATAATAATCTCGCTTTCATATAAAAATTACAGTTAAAATTTAAATCCTATTGTTAGGGTCTATTGGATTTTGTGGATTTTGTGGTGCTCCTCTAGGAGAAGGATTAGGACATTCTGGTTGAGGCTCGTTAATTAACTTTATCATAAACTTTAGTAATTGGGTTTAGTATCCATCTTGTATTTGTGGTTATACCTAAACTTGTAATGCTTGCTGCATTTGGTTTGAATGTATCTGATGGTTTTAATGATATTCCTGTAATTTTAGCAGTATATGTAGTATTATCTAATGGAGCTGTATGAGCAAATAAATAAAAATTAGCTGGTAATATATTATAAAATCCACTATTTAAATAAAATGGATTTATTCCACCATAAGCTCCTTCCCTTTGCTTTGCGGCTTCGCTATATATATAGAAATTTGGATGAGTTGATGTTTTAGCATAAACCTCATCTGTTAAGTTATTGTAATTATCTGACAAATATTTTTGAATATCTTGATAAAATTTTGTATAAACTCCGCTCTTGTAAGTTGCATCTCCAGAATTATTTTTAAAAAATCCTGTTTCATTTATAGATTTAAATATTCCAGATTTTGCAGAAATATTATAATATACTACATTAAGTGTTTCATTTTGGAAATTTTTAGCACTATTAGTAAGTCTAAAATATGTACTTACTGTTCCAGCTTGAATTATATTTCCATCACCTGTTTTTTCACTATCAAATAGTCCGCTACTTAAATATTGAGGTCTACTGTTAACTATATTATTTTGGAACCAATAAATTGTATTTCCTGTATATGCATATCCAGATGCACTTAATGGAATCATGCCTTGTGTATAATAAATATTGCCAGTTTGAGCTATTTGAAGTGTGTTTTGATTTTTAAATTTTGTTAGTGAATCTTTAAGAGCTGCATTTCTATCAATTTTATTAACATCTTCTCTTTTTGTAAAATTACTTAAAGTTGGAACTTGATATAATTTTGATGATCCAAATTGAACTTTGAACTCTGGATAATTACTAATCGTTAATGGAAGAGAACTTTGATATACTACTATAACATCATAGTCTCCACCTATATTTATTGGACTTCCACCTGGAGTTAATGATACTTGAAAATCATTTGCTGTTGCGTTAATAACATAATAATTAGTCGCTTCTTTAAGTGGTTCTGATTCACTAGGAGGAACTCCGCCTACTCTTATTTGAGAAAAATAAAGTATTGAATCATTAAATAGTAAATGATCTGTTTTTAATATTTTATTAGAAGCATTTGATGTTGTAGCGTTAAAGTTTTTTTCAATATAGGGTTTATTATTATCTTCTACTTTTGGATGAACTATATAAAAATTATCTATCCTTATTGCATGTATATCAAAATCATTTATTGTTAAATTAGTTCTAAATTTATCTGCTGCAAAAGTCGTTGGGTTTGTTTTTACGTCTATTGCTAATCTATAAAATTTTTCACTTTTATTCACGAAGCTTAAATTTGTTCTGAGTCCATATTTGGTATGACTTATTCCAAATTGACTTGCTTGATCTGTGTTAGCTGTTATTGTTTGTGCTTGATTTAAATATTGAATTTTTCTGACAGAAGGAAGCGTATAGCTCTTTATGTATATACTTTTGAAACTTCTTGCAGAATATCCATTAACTTGTTTGATTAACCAAGGAATAAAATCAACTAGTCTATCTGAGTTTCCTTCTTGTTTATAAATAGCATACATTGGTTCAATCATGCTTAGGATAATTTGAGATTCTTTTCCGCCTTTTATGTCCTTATATCCATTTCTTTGACCTATAAAGTCTAATACAAACCCTTTTGGAATTAAAATATTGTAAGTCCATCCGCCAAAACCGTCGCAAGAAATTATTGAAGCTGGATCAGATTTGATTACGTTAGTTTCTGCAAAATCTGAAGAAAATCCATTTTCATAAGTTAATTCTAAGCTATCTTGTGGTCCAACCTTAATTTCGCAATTATTTTCATACTCTGAAGCGTAATATTTTTTCTTTCCAGGTATTACTGTGAATCCGTTAAGTCCAGCAAATAGGGTTTCTATCATATTCTTTCTTTACACT